ACGATTTTTATGCAACAGTAAAATTAAAAAATGGAGAAGAAATCTTCTCTAAAGTAGCAGCTTCCGATGAAAAAGATAGAATTATGCTTATACTTTCAAATCCAATTACTATATCAGAACTTAAAGGTAGAAATGATATTACAAAATATAAAGTAGAACCTTGGTTAAAAACTACTTCTGAAGATATGTTTATTATTAATATGGAAGATGTTCTTACAATATCAGAATCATCTGATATTCAAATGATCATGATGTATCAATCTTTTGTTCAACAATCTAATAGAGAAAAAAAGAATCAATCTAAACTTAATAGAAAAATGGGTTATATTTCTACTGTTAATGATGCTAAAGATCTCTTAGAGAAGCTTTTTAAGAATAGCTAATATTAATCTTTTCAACCTCGACAAAGGTTATTATACGAAGATCATAGGGTCTTGTCAAGTAGTTGGTTAGGTGTTATAATTCATACATAATAGTGAAGAAAAACTTATGATAACCACTACAATTATGGCCAAGAAAAAAAGGTCAGAACATTATGTAAACAATAAGGAATTTCTTGCTGCTCTAATTAAATATAGAGAAGATGTAGAAATTGCAAAAATAAATGATAGACCAAAACCAGTTATTCCACGTTATATTGGTGAATGTTTTTTAAAAATTGCAAACCATTTATCATTTAAACCAAATTTTGTTAATTATATGTTTAAGGAGGATATGATTTCTGATGGAATCGAAAATTGTCTTCATAGGTCTACTCTTATTCCAACTATTGAATATGGATCAGTAGAAATACAACATATAGTAGGTAAAGAAGTCACTGTACGATGTATTGATGGAAAATGGAGAAAAGCATCTGTTAAATCATACGGGTCTCAGATGTTGTATGAATATGGATTTTCTTCTTTTAATGTTCCAATAAAAGATGTAACTCAAAAGGTTATAGCAACAGAGAATCATCGTTGGTTTATTTTGTCCAGAAGAAATTCAAATAGATGCTTAGAGTATACGAATCAAGTAGTAACCGATCTTAGGATAGGAGATTGTTTGCAAAATGCTCCTATTGAGAATAATTATGATAAATCGGCAGTTTTACATGGACTTCTTTATGGTGATGGTTCTGGGCATAAATCTGTTGTTTATGGAGATCCACTTGTTGTTGCTCAAGGAAATAAGTATGCTAGAATAAGGGTATGTAAACAGGACGCAGTAAAAGATGAAATAATTGATCTTTTGACTGAATTTGGATATGAACCAACTTATCCAAAACATGCTAATGGAGATCCTTGTTTTTATATTGGTAAATATCCTTTAGTTAAAGATCTTCCATTTACCACAGATCCAGAATATATTGCTGGATTTATATATGGTTGGTGGTTAGCAGACGGATATAAAACAACGGCAACTAATAGATTGCAAATTAGTACTAGTAATTCTGATGCTACAGAATGGTTGATGTTACATGCATCCTATGCGGGATATCATGTTATTAGTCATAGCATTATTGAAAGAGAGGATGGTGATGGTTCTTATCATAATGGAAAAAATTTAAATGTAATAACCTTAGCAAAACCAGAAGAATATGAACCTAAAGTTAGATACATGAAAGAATACGGTGAAGATGAAGTTTTTTGTTTAGAAGAACCCGAAACTAATTCGTTCGTTCTTTCTAATGGATTACTTACTGGAAATTGTGTTCAGTACATTCATAATTTTAATCCTGAGAAATCCCAAAATCCTTTTGCTTACTTTACGCAAATTATACATTACGCATTTCTCCGCAGAATTCAAAGAGAAAAACGTCAATTAGAAATTAAAAATAAAATTATTGAAAGAACTGGATATTCGGAAGTTTTTGCAGATGACAATTTGGTTGACGGAAACAATTATTCCGATTACAATAGTATCAAAGATAGTGTTCATTCTAAAATACGATACTAATGAAAGTAGCGATTATAACAGACCAACACTTTGGGTGCCGTAAAAATTCAAAACTTTTTCATGATTATTTTTTGAAGTTCTATAATGATATCTTTTTTCCAACGCTGGAACAGTATGGAATTAAGACTATTGTTGATATGGGCGATACATTTGATACACGTAAAGGTATTGATTTTTCAGCACTTTCTTGGGCTAAAAGTAACTACTATGATAAACTTAATAAATTAGGAATTTCAATTCATACAATAGTTGGAAATCACACTTCTTATTTTAAAAATACAAATGATGTTAATTCAGTAGATTTATTGCTTCGTGAATATGACAATGTAACTGTTTACTCTAAACCAACTGAGATTGAGTTGCATAATCTTAAAGTTCTTTTTATTCCTTGGATTAATAAAGAAAATGAAGAACAAACTTTTAAGGTAATTAAAAATACTAAATCAAAAGTTGCAATGGGCCATCTTGAACTTCAAGGATTTCGTGTAAATAATATAGTTGTAATGGATCATGGATTGGAATCGAATATTTTTACAAACTTCACAAAGGTATTTTCTGGTCATTACCATACTCGTTCTAATAATGGAATTGTGTTCTATTTGGGTAATCCTTATGAAATGTTTTGGAGTGACTTGAATGATACAAGAGGATTTCATATTTTTGATACCGAAACTCTAGAACATACTCCGGTTAATAATCCATATAAACTTTTTTATACAATTTATTATGAAGATACTCCACATCAAACCTTTAATACTCTAGAATATGAAAATAAAATTGTAAAAATTATTGTTCGTAAAAAATCAAATACTAAAAATTTTGAAAAATTTATTGACAAACTTTATACTTCAAATATTGAAGAAATTAAAATAGTTGAGAATTTTGAAATCACGGAAGATAAAAATTTTGAAGCATTTGAATCTGAAGATACTATTTCAATTTTAAACAGATATGTAGAAGAGTCAGAAATTAATCTTGATAAATCAATTATTCAGAAAGTACTCCAAAGTGTTTATCAAGAAGCATGTGAATTAGTATAAAGATGTTTATAATAACCATAGAAGGAAAAGAAGAAGAAGGTGCATATTCAGTAATGAATGAAGATGGAGAACAAATTTTATATCTTTTTGAGGAAGAGGATGATGCAGTAAGATATGCAATGATGTTAGAAGATAGTGGTTATCCTGAAATGCATGTGATTGAAGTTGAAAATGATTTAATGATAAAAACTTGTGAATTTCATCAATATGAATATACTGTTATTACTGCAAATGATATTGTAATTCCACCTGAAACTGATTATGATTTTATTTAAAAAAATAATTTGGAAAAATTTCTTAAGTACTGGAAACCAATTCACTGAAATAGATTTCACAAAAAATAAAACCAATCTCATCATTGGTACAAACGGTGCAGGTAAAAGTACAGTTCTTGATGCTCTTACTTTTTCATTATTTGGAAAACCATTTCGTAGGATTAATAAACCTCAACTTGTCAACTCAATAAATGAAAAAGATTGTAAAGTAGAAGTTGAGTTTTCGGTGGGATCAACTGAATGGAAAGTAGTTCGTGGAATTAAACCAACCATTTTTGAAATTCATAAAAATGGAAAAATTCTAGATCAATCTTCTGCATCAATAGATCAACAGAAATGGTTGGAACAAAATGTTCTTAAAATGAATTATAAGTCTTTTACTCAAATTGTTATTTTGGGTAGTAGTACTTTTGTTCCTTTTATGCAACTTTCTGCTGCACATCGTAGAGAAGTAATAGAAGATCTTTTGGATATTAAAATATTTTCTTCAATGAATGTTGTAATTAAAGAAAAAATTCGTCAAGTAAAAGATGAAATTAAAGTTCTTGATCTTAAAAAACAATCTCTTGTAGATAAAGTTAAAATGCAAGAAGAGTTTATTGAAGAACTTGAAAATAGGGGAAAAGAGAATATTCAAAAGAAGAATCAGTTAATTTCTATTCTAGATAAAGAAGTAGAAATTTTTATGAGAGAAAATGGTGTACTTGAAGAAAGTATTTTTGAAAAACAAAAAGATATTCAAGATCATATTGGAGCAACACAAAAACTCAAAAAACTTGGAAACCTAAAAGGTAAAATCTCTCAAAAAGTATCTACTGTTATAAAAGAACATAAATTTTTTACTGAAAATACAGTTTGTCCTACTTGCACTCAGGAGATTGATGAGGAGTTTAGAATAAATAAAATTAATGATGCTCAAAATAAAGCAAAAGAGTTGCAGTCTGGTTATAAAGAACTAGAGGAAGCAATTAAAGAAGAAGAAGATCGAGAGCGTCAATTTCTTACTCTTTCTATGGAGATTTCAAATCTTACAAATGACATTTCTCAAAATAATATTAAGATCTCTGGATGTCAGAGACAAATCCGAGATCTTGAATCTGAAATTCAAACAATTACCAAACAATTTGAAAATCGAAGTGCTGAACATGAGAAACTAGAAGAATTTAAAGATACCTTAAAAATTACATACGACGAACTTGCTTCTAAAAAAGATCTAATTAATTATTACGATTTTTCGTATAGTTTACTTAAAGACGGTGGAGTAAAATCCAAAATCATTAAAAAGTATCTTCCATTAATTAATCAACAAGTCAATCGTTATCTTCAAATGATGGACTTTTATATTAATTTTACTCTGGATGAGGAATTTAACGAAACCGTTCAATCGCCAATTCATGAAGATTTTTCTTATGCTTCTTTTAGTGAAGGAGAAAAACAACGTATAGATTTAGCACTTCTTTTTACATGGAGAGAAGTTGCAAGATTTAAAAATTCAGTAAATACTAATTTAATGATTTTGGATGAAATTTTTGATAGTTCATTAGATGCAACAGGAACGGATGAATTTCTTAAAATTATTCGTTATGTTATCAAAGACGCAAATATTTTTGTTATATCTCATAAAACTGGTATGGAGGACAAATTTGAAAGTGTCCATCGATTTGAGAAGATTAAAGGATTTTCGCGTATGATATCCCAAGAATCACTAGGAAAATGAAACTTCCGAACTGGCAACACCACAGTAAAAAAGAACAAAAACGAAAACTTAAACCTCAAGCACTTCGACAAGCAAAGGCACGTCGCCAAGCACTCAAGAAGCGTCTCAATACCAGAGACGCTTCTTTTTTTATAAATATCTAAAAGGTATTTGTAAAAATGGACGCACAAGAACTTCGCAATCTTCAAGAAGCATATAAACAAGTTCACCAAGTTGATGAGGATGCTGGAATAATTGGTGGTTTAGTGGGACTCACTCTTGCAGCAAAAGGTGCTTTACACGCAGCAAAAAAAACCAAAAGATTAAAAGATTATCCAAAGAACTATGTTAAAGGTATTGTTGACCCAAGAACTTATATTCCTAAAAAGAAAAAAGAAGAACAAAAAGAACAAGTAGACCTCTATGACATCATCCTTTCACATTTACTTGATGAAGGATATGCTGAAACACCAGAAGCAGCAGAAAGAATTATGGTTCATATGAGTGAAGAATGGAGACAAAATATTATGGAAAGAGATGATGAACCTGGAGAGGAAGATACTAATCCAGATGTAATAAAGCATAATAAATCTCTTAAAAATAGATATGGTAAATCAAGATACCCGTCAGGTATTGCTGGACGTAGTAGAGGACGTTATGACATCAACAAAGATCCTCGTTACGGATCTGTGGATTATTGAGGTAAGACACCTTTTAAACTGTCCATTAGGAGGTCTGAAGACCTCCTTTTTTTGTATAAATAATAGTGCGGAGTAAAAAGAGTGTGTTCTAATGAAAAATACTTATTATACCTATGCTTGGTTAAGAGAAGATAGAACACCTTATTATGTTGGTAAAGGTATTGATAATAGAGCATATTGTCCTCATAGAAGAGGAGATACTTATATATCTCCGCCACCAAAAGATAGGGTGATTTTTTTAAAGAAAAATTTAACGGAATTCGATGCTTATAAACACGAAAACTATATTATCACTATTTTGGGATTGAAAAGTGAGGGTGGTATATTAATCAATATGTCTTATGGTGGAGAGGGAAGTTCTGGTAGAGTTTTAAGTGAAGAAACAAAAGAAAAAATAAGACAAAAAAATAAAAACAAAAAATTAACAAAAAAACAAAAAGAATTAATATCTAAACAAGTATCTAAAAGAAAATGGTGGAATAATGGTGAGATAGATAAACACACTATTAAATGTCCTGATGATGGATGGGTGTTGGGAAGATTGTATTCAAGAAAATTGAGTGATGAAGAAATAGAAAATATTAAAAAAATAAACACGGGTAAGTATGTGAGTGAAGAAACCAGAAAAAACCAAAGTAAGATTAGAAAAGGTAAAAAACTCACAGATGAGCATAAGAAAAAAATTGGAGAAGCATCTAAAAAATTAGGTCTTAAACCTCCACCAAGCAAAGGAAAAAACTGGTGGAATGATGGTTTCTCTCAAAAATTATGTTTTGAATGTCCGGGAGATGAATGGGTCAGAGGTAGGTGTCCAGTTGTAAAAGTGTCCTAAAGGTCCTTTGAAGTGTCTCTGATGCGCTTATAATACCTTCATAACGCACAAGTCAAATGCCCGTTAATTACGAAGTCAAAGGAATGCTCGCTAAACTTTTGGCGACCGAAGATATTATTGTTGAGCATAAAAAAGTTGATACTGCTTGTTTTAATGTTCATACTCGTGTTCTCACTCTGCCTCTGTGGGAAAAAGCAAGTAATGTTGTGTATGATATGCTTGTCGCTCATGAATGCGGACATAGCATTTTTACGGATAATATTGATTGGACCGAAACTGTAAAGGTTCCTCAACAATTTGTAAATGTTTGTGAGGATGCTCGCGTAGAAAAACTAATGAAACGTAAATATGCTGGTCTTTCTAAAACGTTTTTCAATGGATATAAAGAACTGAATGAACAAGATTTCTTTTCATTGGAAGGTGAAAAAATTTCTACCTTTAATCTTGCTGATCGTGCAAATCTTTACTTTAAAGTAGGAAACTTTATTTCTCTTGACTTTACTGTAGAAGAAAAAGAAATTATTGATCTGATTTCTTCTACTGAAACTTTTGATGAAGTTCTTAATGCTGCAGAAAAACTCTATAATTATTGTAAAAAAGAAAAAGAAAAAGTTGCGGATTCTGATGCTCCTGGAGAACATGGAGATTCTACTTCCCCAAATAACGAAGTAAGTCAAGATCCTAATGCGGAAGAGATTGAAAATGATTCTCAATCTCAGAATCAACAGGATCATCAGAGTGAAAATAAAGAAACCAAAGGTTCTCAATCTCAAAATAAATCTATTGATTTTTCAAACGATCAAGAAATCAGTTCTAATGAAACTGATAATAAAGAACCGGAAGTTCGTACCATTGATTCTTTGAGTGATAAAATTCGCAGTCTTGCAAATCATGATGGATACGAAAACGTTTATGTAGAAGTTCCTAAAGTGAATCTTGATTCTGCAATCATTAAAAATTCAGAAATTCATTCTGAAATTAATAAATGTTTTAAATCTTGTGAACAAATTAATTTTGATGTAGTAGATCTAGAATATAAAAAATTTAAACTTTCGGCTCAAAAAGAAGTAAATTATCTTGTAAAAGAATTTGAATGTCGTAAAGCAGCGGATAGTTATTCCCGTGCTTCAACCGCTCGTACTGGTGTTCTTGATACCTCACGTCTTCATTCTTATAAATTTACTGAAGATCTCTTCAAGAAAGTAACAGTTGTTCCTGATGGTAAAAATCATGGATTGATTTTTATTCTTGATTGGAGTGGTTCTATGCAGAATATTATTCTGGATACTTGCAAACAACTTTTCAATTTGATTTGGTTTTGTAAAAAAGTTTCTATTCCTTTTGAAGTATATGCATTCACTAATTATTGGAATAAGTGTTCGTATGATCATGAAAGTCAATCTTATAAAGCAGTTAATCTGAAAAGTCATTATGAAAGAAAGGAGGGACTTCTTCATCTTGATGATACTTATTCTCTTTTAAACTTTTTTACGAGTAAAGTCTCAACAAAGGAATTGGAACATCAACTTCTTAATATTTGGCGCATTGCTTTTCAATATAATAGCAGGCATTCATATTCATATTCTGTTCCCACACAACTTTCTCTTTCTGGAACTCCACTGAATGAAAGTCTTCTTACAATTCACCAGATTATTCCTAAGTTTCAAAAAGAAAATAAACTTCAAAAAATTCAATGTATCATTCTTACGGATGGTGAAGCAGGGCATCTTCCTTATAATATAGAACGTAAAACTAGCAACGGTGATACTTTTATGGGAACTCGTTGTATTACTCCAATGCATACTTTTCTACGCGATAGGGAACTAGGAACAACTTACAAAATTGGTGATACTTATCATGGATTTACTGATACTCTTCTCAAAAATTTGAAAGATAAGTTTCCTTATACAAATTTTATTGGTATTCGTGTTCTTCCTAGTCGAGATGCATATAAATTTATTAATATGTATCATTCAATTCGTGAAAAACAGTATCAAGTTATTCAAAATGATTGGAAAAAACTAAAAAGTTTTACCATTACAAATTCTGGATATCATGCTTATTTTGGACTTTCTTCTAGTGTTCTTGTACAAAATGCAGAGTTCGATGTTGCTGAAGATGCTTCTAAATCTCAAATTAAAAGTGCTTTTGTAAAATCACTGAAAACTAAAAAATTAAATAAAAAAATTCTTGGAGAATTTATTTCTCTGATTGTATAAATATTTTAAAAAAATAAGATGAAAACATTTCAACAATTTGTAAACGAATTAAATTTGGGAGAAATTGATGAAATTTCTCCCGAAACCATTGATGAATTGTTTATTACTAGGAAGACTCCTGAAGAAAAAGAAAAAGAAGAAAAAATAAAAAAGGTACAAACTCTTATGCGTCTAATGAAACACGTAAAAGATCCTACTTCCGACATTGCAGTGAGGAGACAGTCGTCAAACTGACCATTAGTGACTCCATGAATCGGATTTTCGTTTTATAATAACTTTAGTTGAAACCCAACATTTACATCATGATTCGTACTAAAATGACTACTGATCAAATTCTGACTGATCTGAAGAATACTTTCGGTGTTGAATTTATTGCCGCAGATATTCGCGGATATTGTATTTCTAAAAATATTTCCTATCCTACTGTCACTAAAAAACTTGAACAATTTAAAGTTGGTCGTGGTCGTTGGAATCTGGAAGTGACACAAAAAAAAGTTCAGGATATTGAACGTTCATATAATAATGTTTCAGTTCTTCCTGAAGTTCATCAAAACCTTATTCCTGATAAAGATGATACCTTCGTCAAGTTTGGTAATTTTAACGATATTAAACGCATTATTCAATCCGGTCTTTTTTATCCTACGTTTATTACGGGTCTTTCGGGTAACGGTAAAACGTTTTCGGTGGAACAAGCTTGTGCTCAACTAAATAGGGAGTTGATTCGGGTGAATATCACCATCGAAACTGATGAAGATGATCTTATTGGTGGTTTTCGTCTTGTTAATGGTGAAACTGCTTGGCACAATGGACCAGTCATCGAAGCACTTGAACGGGGTGCTGTGCTACTCCTGGACGAAATCGACCTCGCCAGCAACAAAATCCTTTGTCTGCAATCCGTCCTTGAAGGAAAAGGAGTCTTTTTGAAGAAGATTGGTAAATTCGTCAAACCTGCAAGTGGTTTCAACGTGATTGCAACTGCAAACACAAAAGGTAAGGGTTCTGACGATGGACGTTTCATTGGCACCAACGTTCTCAATGAAGCATTCCTAGAACGTTTTCCAGTGACTTTTGAACAGTCTTATCCTGCTCCTGCGGTTGAACAACGTATTCTGGAGGGTATTTCTCTGGATCTTGGTGTGGAAGATCGTGATTTCTGCAAACGTTTGGTTGATTGGGGGGATGTGATTCGTAAAACGTTCTATGACGGTGGTATTGAGGAAATCATCAGCACTCGTCGTTTGGTTCATATCATTCGTGCTTATTCTATCTTTAAGGACAAAGCAAAAGCAATTCAAGTTTGTGTAAATCGTTTTGATGATGAGACCAAACAGGCATTTTTGGAACTCTACGACAAAATTGATGTGGATTTTCAACTTCCCAAAGAAGAAAAACCTGAACTTGAATTGACTATTGAAGGAGGACACCAAATTTCTTTCTGATCTTTTGACAAACGACAAAAACTCATTTAACAACAACTTGACCAACCAAGGACTTTCTGATATAATGAGAGGAGGTTAGTATCTTCCTCTCTTTTTTTATGAATGAACAAAAACCAACTTCCAATACATTTGAATACACCATGAGTATGAACGAAACTAGTGGAATGATTGATTTCACAAAAATTCCTATCGATAAAGTTATGCCTCCTTGGGGACATAGTGATCTGGAATATATGAATTACACTTCTGACACGAATAAGAAAACAAATTATCTTTGGAAATATAATGAAGACAAAATTCTTAAAGAAATTGAAGATTATGTAACTAGCACTTATGGTAGTCATTATTGTGGAAATAACCAAGACTACAAAGATATTCAAACAATTGATCTAATGGCTGCAAAGGAACTTGCGGTTAACTTCTGTCAAGCAAACATTTTAAAATATGGTTCCCGTTATGGTCAAAAGAACGGTCGTAATAAAAGTGATTTGATGAAAGTCATTCACTATGCAATGCTTCTTCTTCACTTTGACGGTCATTATTCCCGTCAAAACAATGGTCTCACTGAATTTCGTTGATTATGAAACTTTCTGATAAAACTCTAAATCTTCTTAAAAATTTTTCTTCTATCAATCAATCTATTTTGTTTAGGAAAGGTAGTTCGCTACGGACAATTAGCGTCATGAAAAATATTCTTGCTGAAGCAAAAATTGAAGAAGAACTTCCTAAAGATTTTGGTATCTATGATTTGAATCAATTTTTGAATGGTCTTAACCTCTATCAGAACGCAGAACTTGATTTTCAGAATGATGGATATGTGGTCATCAAGGAAGGTCGGTCTCGTTCTAAGTATTTCTTTGCAGATCCAAATGTAATTGTAACTCCTCCTGATAAGTCCATTTCGATTCCTTCTGATGACGTTTGCTTCATTCTTGATACAAAAGAACTTGATAAAATCCTTAAGGCATCATCAGTTTATCAACTTCCTGATCTATCAGTAATTGGTGATGCGGGTGTAGTGAAACTGGTTGTTCGGGACAAGAAGAATGACACTTCCAACGACTTCTCTATTGTTGTTGGTGAAACAAATGAAGTATTTACATTTAACTTCAAAGTAGAAAACATCAAGGTTCTTCCTGGAACTTATGAAGTAGTTGTATCACAAA